TCGTGGACGCCTTCACCACGGGACCCGGCCAGGGAATCGGACCATTTGACCGGGTCCTCGGGGTAGCGGCCACGGGAGCCGGAAAGACCATCATGGCGAGCGCCCTGGTCTTTTGGGCACAAAAGCGAGGCATGCGGTCCCTCATGCTGGCCGACACGGATGAACTCGTGGCCCAGGCCGCCGACAAGATCTACAAGTCCGCCGGACTCATCCCGGACATTGAAAAGGCCGCCAGCCACGCCAGCCTCGAGAGTGACGTGGTGGTCGGGAGCATTCAATCCATGGCCCGCCAGGCCCGCCTGGGCCGCTTCCCGGCGGACCATTTCGGACTCGTTATCGCCGACGAGGCCCACCTAAGTCTGAGCGCCGGATGGCAACGCGTCCTGAAATATTGGACCCGCGCCAAGGTCCTGGGGATCACGGCAACGCCGGAGCGGGGAGACGGGAAAAAGCTCCTGAAATTCTACGAGCACCTGGCCGCCGAGATCGGGCTCTTCGACCTCATCAACCGGGGGCACCTGGCACCCATTACGGTCCAGGTTTGCCCCATCGAGATTGATTGCCAGAACCTCCATGCTGACAAAAAGGGGGAATTCCAGGACGAGGAACTCGAGCAAGCCATCGAGCCCTACTTGGAAGCCATCATCGGGGAGTGGCAAAAACACGCCCAAGACCGCAAGACCCTGGTTTTCCACCCCAGCCGGGCAGCCAGCCGGAAATTCGCGGCCATGATGACGCGGGCCGGAATCGCCGCCGCCCATGTGGACGGGGAGTCCAGCGACCGGAAAGAAATCCTGGCCCGCTTTGAGCGGGGAGACTTCCAGGTCCTCAATAACGCGCAACTTCTCACCAAGGGGTATGATTGCCCGGACATCGCGTGCGTGATCAACCTCCGGCCCACCAAGAGCCGAACGCAATACCTGCAAATGGTCGGGAGGGGGACCCGCAACGCCCCCGGCAAGACCGACCTCCTTGTCCTGGATTTCCTCTGGCAATTCCAGGAACTCGGCATCATGGGACCCGCCGCCCTGGTGGCCAGCGGGGAAGATGCGGAGCAAGCTGTCCGGGAAGTCATCGAGCGGGGAAACAGGATGGACCTCACGGAAGCCAGCCGGATCGCCGAGCGGGAACGGGAGCAACGCGTGCTGGACAAACTCCGGGAGGCCGCCAAGCGGGGCCAACGCCGCCGCTACGACGCCCGGACCCTCGGGGCCATGCTGCACCAACCGGAACTTCTGGACTACCAGCCCGGAGAACGGGGCCAGTGGGAACTCGCCAAGCCGAGCCAGGCCCAACTGGACCTCCTGGCCCGCAACGCCATCGATACCAGGGCCGTCAAGAGCCGGGGGGAGGCCAGCAAGATCATCGACGCCATAATCAACCGGGGACGCCAAGACAAAGCCACCGTGAAGCAAGTAGGCCTCCTGCTGCAACTCGGCCACCCGGACCCGTCCGGCCTGGGCTTCAAAGAGGCCAGCCGGGTCATCGGGGAAATGCTCTCCGGCCAAAGATCCTCATCATGAACCGCCCGCCGGGGACTGGACGGGAAGGACCTCCCGCCGGATCAACTCCCGGAGGAATTCATTTGCTACCCGGTCGGGCACCTGACGGCATCCATGATTCACTCGGCCAGAAAAAATCTGCAAAAAGCAGAATAAAACCCGTTGCGTTAAATTCAGGGCCGTGGCAAGATTGGGTCACCGGGAGGACAAACCCCCGGCCAACCCAAGCAACCGACCATGGACCTGAAAAACGCCACCATCCTGGGATACTACAAGCTCCCCAGCCTTTACCTCGCTGAGCATAACACCGAGGCCTACAATAACGCCCTGCGGGACGCCCCAGCCGGAGCCGGGACCTGCGCCCATTGCGGACGGGGCATCATCCACAACGTGATCATCCGGGACGCCGCCGGAGCCCGCCATTGCATCGGGACCGATTGCGCGGAAAAGGTCGGGGCCGACCGGGAAGCCCCGAAATTCCCGACGATGAACGGGCAGACTGCCAGGCTGAACGCCGCCGAGTGGCTTGCATCTCATTCTCGGCACAACGCTTGACCTCATGGACGCCGCCAATACAGCCCGAAATCAAGAAGGAACGTCCTCGGCGTTCCATGCAGGTCATTGTTATGCCTCTTCGGATGGACTGGTGACGCTGTATCTCGGGGACTGCCGGAAGATCCTGCCAACGATCAAAGCCGATGCTATCATCTCCGACCCGCCCTATGGATTCGGGTATGATCCCCACCGGAGCAAGACGCCGCAACTGTCCAAGGGAATCTTCGTGAAGGATCGCAACTGGAAGCAAATCGACGGCGAGGCCGAGGCGTTCGACCCACGGGCGATGTTGTGTGCTCCCATCGTGCTCCTGTGGGGAGCTAACCACTACGCGGACAAGCTGCCAAGCTCCAAGCGGTGGCTCATCTGGGACAAGCGGGACGGCACGCCAAGCGACAACCAAAGTGACGCGGAACTGGCATGGTGCAACGTCGGCGGCAGCGTGCGAATGCACCGGCAGCTGTGGCGGGGCGTGGCTCGCGCCGGAGAGGAAAACATCGCATCCGCTGGCGAGAAGCTCCACCCGCACCAGAAGCCCGTGCATCTCATGGCGTGGTGTCTGGATCAGGCCGGAGTGAAGCCGGGAATGACCGTCTGCGATCCCTACGCGGGGAGCGCGTCAACGCTGATCGCCTGCCTCCGCCGTGGAATCAAAAGCATCGGAATCGAATCCGACGCCGATCACTTCAAAACCGCCGTGGAACGGATCAAGCGCGAACTCGCGCAGGGCGATCTCTTCCGGCATAACGCACAAGCTGACCTATGACCACCGCCCCAAAAGACTCAGCAATCACTGAAACCGCCGACGCGGTGGGCATTAGGTCCAGCGCCTTGTTCGGGCTTCGTCCGTATCACGAGGAAGCCGCCGTCACGATCTATCATGGCGACTGCCGCGAAATCATCCCGATGCTTGGGATGGTCGATGCGGTCGTGACCGACTGGCCCTATGGGGTGAATATGAAATACGGTGCATATGATGACACCGATGAAAACCTCGACAGCCTGATTGCCGATGTGTTCCCGCTCATGGTGGGAGCAGCAAAGCGAACATGCTTCACCTGCGGCGTGCTGAATCAATGGAAATACCCGCGCCCGAATTGGGGGCTGTGCCTCTACTCCGCAAACTCGAACGGCAGCGGCCCTTGGGGCTTCACCTGCTGGCAACCTGTCCTGTGCTACGGAAAAGACCCATACTTGCAAAACGGGAAAGGAAGGCAGCCTGACGCTCTGTGCTACACGAATCTTGCAAAATCAGAAAACGATCACCCCTGCCCGAAACCGCTCAAGCTCTGGTCGTGGGTGGTGAACCGATGCACCATGCCGGGAGAGACGATCCTTGACCCGTTCGCAGGGAGCGGGACAACGGGACGCGCCGCTAAAGACCTTGGGCGAAAGGCTATTTTGATCGAACGCGAGGAGCGATTTTGCGAAATGGCAGCTCTGCGCCTCGCTCAAGACGTGCTCCCTTTTGATTGCCCGAACGCAGAGATGAGCCACACCCGGAAGCCGGAGGAAAAGCCATGACAACCACTCAAGACGACCGCCCGGCTTCCGGGTGTTGTGCTCCATCGCCTTGTTCGCCTTTCTTTGAGGATGAATGGGTGACGATCTATCACGGCGACTGCCGGGAAATCCTGCCAGTGCTGAAAGCGGATGCTGTGGTCACTGATCCGCCGTTCGGGGTGGGAAAGGACTATGGGACGTTTGTGGACACACAAGACAACGTGGCGGATCTGGTCAAGGAAGTGTTCCCGCTGATCCGCGCAGCCGCACCTGTGTCGCTCATAGCAACAGGCACCCGCGCCGCGTGGCTGTGGCCGATGCCGGATTGGGTGCTCGGCCACTACAACCCCGCAGGTGAATCGTCTGGGGTATGGGGATTCATCAACTGGCTGCCAGTGCTGGCATACGGAAAAGACCCGTATCTGGCGGCTGGCATGGGCAGGCGGCCTGACAGCTTCACCATGCGCCCCCGCACATACTCCCCGCCGAATCACCCATGCCCGAAACACCCCGACGTGTGGGGATGGTTCGTTGAACGCGCAACGCCGAAACCCGGCCAAATCGTGATCGACCCATTCATGGGCAGCGGAACCACTCTGCTGGCCGCCAAAAACAGAAACCGCCGCGCCATCGGAATCGAAATTGAGGAACGCCACTGCGAGACTGCCGCCAAGCGCATGTCGCAGGGTGTGCTCAATTTTGATGAGGCGAACGTCAGCGGTGAGCTACTGCCCCCAGCGAAAGACTAACAATATGGAAACGACAATCGAAAAACCAATCGACGTGAACGGAGAGCAAAGCGGGGGGCAGTTAGCTCGACCGCATTGTTCGGCTTTTCCGCCTGTTCTGGATGCGTGCTGTGGTGGTCGGGCCTTCTGGTTCGACAAGCAAGACAGCCGTGCTCTGTTCGTGGACAAGCGGCAAGGCGTGTTCCCGATAGTGCGAGAATCGCCAAGGTCTCCGGTCGTGGTGAATCCCGATTGGTGCGGCAGCTTCACTGCAATGCCGTTCCCGTCCGACACCTTCGACCACATCATCTTCGACCCGCCGCACATCATCGAATCATCTGCCAGCGGAAACGTCGCCAAAACCTACGGAGTCCTGCGGGGAGAATGGCGGGAAGAACTGCGCGGCGGATTCGCGGAATGCTTCCGTGTCCTGCGGCCAGGCGGAACGCTCATCTTCAAATGGAACGAACTGCATATCCCGGTGAACGAGATTCTGGCGCTGACTCCGAACAAGCCGCTTTACGGGCATCGGAGCGGGAAAGCGTCGAAAACTCACTGGGTGGCATTTATTAAGCCGAACGCCTGCCTATCCCACGGGGAGGGCGAAAAAAGATCATGAATACAAAACCGACTCCGCCGCCCTCCCCGTTGGGATCAGGCAATTGTTCTGCTCTTCCGTCAGTGCTCGATGCGTGCTGCGGAAGCCGCTCTATGTGGTTCGTCCGAAAGGACACCCGCGCCCTCTATGTGGATCGTCGCCGCGAGACGCTGGAACGCTCACACGCCGACTACAAGCGAGCGCCAATCGTGGTCGATCCTGACATCCTCTGCGACTTCACCGCGCTGCCGTTCCCTGACGAGTCCTTCGCCCATGTGGTGTTCGATCCGCCGCACGTCATCCGCAAGGAAGCCCTCGGGAACGTTACGAAGTTCTACGGGTGCCTGAATGGAGACTGGAAGGAAATGCTGCGCCTCGGCTTCGCTGAATGCTTCCGCGTCCTCAAGCCCGATGGGACGCTGGTCTTCAAGTGGACGGAGACGCAAATCCCGCTCCGCGAAATCTTGGCGCTCACGCCCGAAAAGCCGCTTTACGGCCACCAGTCTGGCGCAAAAGCCAGAACTCACTGGTGCGCTTTTTTGAAGCAGAACGCAGAGGTATCCCACGGGGACGGCAGCGCCACTCCGACAACACAAAAATCATGATAACTACCCCACAAGCTGAACTGCGCGGCGGGTCCCCGTTGGGATCACCGTCTTGTTCGCATTCTTTGGCGGCGTTGTTCGTCCAGCCGGATGGATGCTATGCCAATCTCCCATTCGTGGATGCGTGGCCGGAAGATCGGGACGCGAGGAACTACGACGGCAATCTTCCTGTGGTGGCGCACCCGCCCTGTCAGCTATGGGGCAACCTCGCAGCCGTGAACTACAAGCGATACGGCGGCGAGCACAACCGACCCGGTAACGATGGGGGATGCTTCGCCGCTGCGTTGGCGCATGTGAGACGCTGCGGAGGCGTGCTGGAGCATCCGAGATCATCCAAAGCGTTCGCGGCTCACGACATCACCACGCCGCAAGGCATGGGCTGGCAACGCGCTTTCTGCGGGGGATGGGTCTGCGAAGTGTGGCAGTCCGCCTACGGTCATCTCGCCAACAAAGCGACGTGGCTCTACTACTACGGCCACAATCCGCCGCTGGAACTGGACTGGCGGCGGATTGTGGGAACCCACCAAGTCGCCTACCCACCCAAGGAGGGAACTGCGAGCCGCAACTCCAAGAAACCCGCTTTAACACGGAAGCAGGCCAACGCAACGCCCGAACTTTTCCGAGACGCGCTGCTCTCGCTGGCCATTCATGCGAACGAATAGCGCAGGTGGCCGCCCATGCGGCTCCTGCAACACACAAAACCAAAACACCAACTAAGAACCATGAAATCAACAAAACCACGCGACTATGGGCGGAGAACGGGATCCGGGAGCGGGAATTCTGGACCCTCGACCGCCTTTGCGTGGCATACCTCCAGGGGACCGTCCCGGACGAATCCGACATGCAGTGGTGGTGGGAGCAACCAGCCTACAAGCGGACCCTTTGGAAAGAACTCAAGGATCGGGAATACGCCGCCGCCCGCTTGGAAGGCCGCATGCCCCGCCCCTTTGAAAAGGTCCTGCGGGAGCACGAATCCGCCATCGATCACGAGATGGGAGAATTTGAAAATCTGGTCCAGCGATTCCTCGCCGAGATCCGGCAAGCCTTCGTCCAGGCCCGCCCGCTGGGAATTGACATCCTGACCTTTGACCCACCCCTGCGGGAGCGGGCCAAGCAGGCCCTCACGCGAGCCCTCGCGTTGGCGGCCATCCCCCAGGAATGCCTCGCCGGAAAGGGGGAAGCGTGAAATTTTCCCCCAGCCTTTGCAACGTCCAGTGCGTCTGCGGTCACCTGGCCCCCATGGAGCAATTCACCGATCTGGCAATTTCCGGCACCCTGCCAGAGGACCATTTCCAGTGCCCCGCATGCAACCGGGCCTGGAAGCGGGCCAAGGGGCCGCCGAAATATCGGAGCGACATTTTCCCCACCGTGCAGATCCAACCAACCAGCCCAAGACTATGACCCATACCTACACCGGGACACTCCCGGAGCCACCAAAGCCACGCCGTGGACGCCCACCGGGAACCGGGACGGGCAAGCTGCGGGAAACGTCCAGCCTTTCCCTTCCGGCCCCCCTGTGGGGCAGCCTGCGCGAATTGGCCAACCAAAGAGCCCAACCCCTGAGCCGTTGCATCGAGGAATTGTTGCAAGAGGCCATCAAGCCCCAGGACCCATGAGCAACATGCACTCGCCATACCTCGACCTCCGCTGGGGGGATTGCATGACGGTCATGCGGGAATTTCCCGACGGCCATTTCATCGTCCGCATCAACCAAGAAACCAGCCAGGACACCCTCTTCTGACCCCATGAAGCAATACCACCGTCGGCCCTACCTGGGGCCGGAATACCATAAGCCCCAAAAGGGCACCTGCCGCTGGTGTGCGGAGCCGATCCTCGATAAGGACGGGAAGCCCAACAAGCGCCGGACCTGGCATACGCCGTGCGCCGAGGCCTACCTGATCGCCACGGATTCCAACCGCCAACGCCGGGCTGTTTGGCAAAGGGACCTCGGGATCTGCGCTGCCTGCGGGCAGGACTCCATCCGGCAGGCCCGGATTACGCGGGACTACACCGCCCTCCTGGAAGCCCTGTGGCACTTGGAAAACGGAAGGACGCCACCGCACGAGCAACTCATGAGGGCCGGGATCGAGCGCTGGCGCATCGATGCCCCATGGCGGGACCGGAAACACCGGGAAGTCCAGGCCGCCCTGCGGGCAAGGGGCATCCCAAAGAGCCCCCCAGGGAGCCCGTGGCAAGCAGACCACCGGGTCCCGCTCTGCGAGGCCAACGGGGACCGGAAGTATTTCACCATGGATAATCTCCAGACCTTGTGCCATGCTTGTCACGCCGCCAAGACCGCCGCCGATACGGCCCGCCTGAGGGCATCCCGGAGCACCCCGACCTTTTCCAAGCCGCCGATGAAAGCTGAGCAAATCGATGGCTTCCATGACTTCCTGGATAAGACATTCATGACAAAGCCCGGCATTGCCTGTTTTGCCGGGCACAAGCTCAAGATCCTTCCAGGACCCGGAGCCCGTATGCTCATCGCCCACGGGGCCGGATAATGCCCGCAAGGCGCAAATCCGGCACTTTTCCGCTTGTGCCAGCCCGCCCGGCATGTCACCATGCTGCATGCCAACGCCAGAATTCACCGTGGAGCGGGTCCCGATTGAAAAAATCAACCCCGCGAGCTACAACCCCAGGCGCAAGCTCCGCCGGGGGGACAAAGAGTGGGAAGACATCCGGGCCAGCATCGAGCGCTGGGGATTTGTCCAGAACGGCATCTGGAACCGCCGGACCGGAAACCTGATCGCGGGCCACCAACGCCTGGCGGTTTGCAAAAAGGAATTCGGGTGGATGGACTTTCCGTGCTGCGTCGTGGACCTGGAAGACACGGAGGAAAAGGCCCTGAACGTTGCCATGAACGCCATCGGGGAAGGCCTGTGGGACGAGGGCAAACTCGGAGACTTGATCCGGGACCTCAAGGCCCGCCTTGTGGACATAGACTCCCTTGGATTCACAACCGACCGGATTGACGCCATCCTGGGCACAAAGCCGCCCAAAAAGAAAAAGGACCCTGACGCAGAGGCCCCGCCACCTCCCAAAAAGCCCGTCACGAAAGCCGGAGACCGATATCTCTTCATCAGCCCGGACGGAAACCCGCAACACCATCTGGTGTGCGGAGACGCCCTCGACGCCGCCGTCGTGGAGGCCCTGATGGCCGGAGCAAGGGCCGACCTGCTCTTCGCCGACCCGCCCTATGGCGTCAGTTACGTCAGCCATGCTGGCACCGACAAGATGGCCCAAAGAGAGATCCAGAACGACGACCTGCGGGATCACGCCTTGAAGGAATTTCTCACGCGGGCCTTTGCGTCGGCCTACAGCGCAACGACACAGGAGGCCCCAGGGATCATCTGGTATGCCAGCCGGACCCACAGGGCATTCGAGGACGCCATCGACAAAGCCGGGTGGAGGACCAAACAGCAAATCGTGTGGGCCAAGCAGATGGTCCTGGGCCGGAGCGATTACCATTGGGCGCATGAGCCCGCCTTCCTGGTGGCCAAGCAAGACGAATCCACGCAATGGTATGGACCCCGGACGGAAACGACCGTGTGGGACACCTCCCCGGACTTTTCCAGCATGGCAAAGGAAGAACTTGTCCGCCTCCTGGAAGGCCTCAAAGCCGGGTCGACCGTTTGGGATATCCAGCGGGACCCGCCGAGTCGCTATCTTCACCCCAACCAAAAGCCGACCGCCTTGGCCCGCCGGGCAATGCAGAACCATACCCGCCGGGGCGGAAACGTGCTGGACATTTTCGGAGGCAGCGGGTCAACCCTCCTGGCCGCCGAATTGGAACTCCGGAATGCCTTCTTGGTGGAGATCGAGCCCGCTTTTTGCGACGTCATCGTCCGCCGCTACCTCGAGACATTTGAGGGAGTGGCGGTCCAGCGGAACGGCAAGGACGTGGACCCGGCGGAATACAATGTCAGCCTTTGAGCCCCATGAGACCGCCCAAACTCACCCCGGCAATCCAGGAAAAGATCACGGCCCTCATGGCCGGAGGACACTTCGCGGAAGTCGCCGCTAAGGCTGCCGGGATTGACCCCAGGACATACTACGCATGGCGTGCCAAGGGGAAAAAATCCCCAGGGACCCCATACGGGGAATTCGAGCGGGAATGCGAAAAAGCGGAGGCAGATAGCGAACTCTTGCTCGTGGAGGAAGTCCGCCGCAAAGGAGGATGGAAAGGGGCACTGGAATTGCTCAAGCGCCGATTCCCGGAGCGCTGGGGAGACCGCATGAGGGCACAGATCGGGAACGTGCCGGGGGAAGAATTCAAAACCGCCGGACCGCCGCCGCCCGCCGTTTCGATTATCATTCAGGCCGGGGACGAGTGGAACGAAAAGGACGCCCCGCTTCCCGATGAGGACAAGTCATGAGAACCGCCCGAGCCGCCGGGCGACGGTGGAGTTGCGCCTGCATCGCCAGCAAGCCAAGGCCCTGACGTGTCCCGCCACGGAACTACTTTACGGCGGAGCCGCCGGAGGGGGCAAGAGCCACCTGATGCGCGTCGCGGCAATCCGGTATTGCCTCGCCATTCCAGGCCTTCAGGCCTACATCTTCCGGCGGGGATTCGCCGACCTTCAACTCAACCATATGCAGGGGCCATCGAGTTTCCCGGAACTGCTGGCCCCATTGGTCAACGAGGGCAAGGTCCAGATCGTCCAGGACCAGATCCGGTTCCTTGAGACCGGGAGCACGATCCACCTTTGCAACCTGCAATACACCAAAAGCCTGGCCAAGTATCAAGGGGCGGAAATCCACTTACTCCTGATGGACGAGCTAACCCATTTCACGGAGCACCAATACCGCTACTTGCGGGCACGGGTCCGGATTGGAGGCCTCAAGGTCCCGGAGCCCTACCAGGGGCAGATTCCACGGATTATCTGCGGGAGCAACCCCGGCGGAGTCGGGCACCATTGGGTGAAGGAAACCTTCGTGGACGAAGGCCCCATGAGGCCGCGCCGGACCCCAAAAAAAGAAGGGGGCATGGTCCGAATTTACATCCCGGCCAAAGTGGAGGACAACCCGAGCCTCCTGGCCAACGACCCGGAATACCTCGACCGCCTTGAGGGCTTGGGCGACCCCAACCTGGTGCGGGCCATGCGGGAAGGCGATTGGGACGTCGTGGCCGGGGCCATGTATGGCGGAGTCTGGCGGAAATCGACCCACATCGTCCAGGCATTTCCGATCCCGATTGATTGGCCGATTTGGCGGGGCGCGGATGACGGATACGCCGCACCAGCAAGCGTCCATTGGCTGACGCAAGACCCGAACCGAAAAACCTACTACGTGATCGCGGAACTTTACCGGGCCGGGATGTTGCCAGCGGAATACGCCGACCGGGTCCTGCGGCAAGACGGGGAGATCCTGAGAACCGACGGGCACCGGATCGCACGGCAGGGCGACATCGGGGGACTCCCGGCAATCACAGGATACCTCGACGCCGCTGCATTCGCCAATAACGGGCAGAACGAGACCCCAAGGGGACCGCAGATCGTCAAGGCCGGGGCCAAATTCATCGCCGTCCCGAAATGGCCAGGGAGCAGGGTTGCACGGGTCCAGAACCTCCATAAACTCCTGGCACCGAACCCTCTCGACCCGGCCAAGCGGCCCGGCCTGTTGGTTTTTGAGAACCAATGCCCCAACCTGGTCCGGACCCTTCCGGCCTTGCCACGGGACGAAAAGAATCAAGAGGACGTGGACACCGATGCGGAGGACCACGCCTTCGATAGCCTGACCTACGGCCTTCAGTGGAAAAAGCCCCAGGCCGGACGGGTCCGGGTTGGTGGAGTTTGATCGCCTTGAAAAAAAGGTGTTGCGGAAAAACCCGGAAGGGGCCAGAATAGGCACCATGGAACCGACCACCCAAGCGAGCGCAAATTTGCGCTTCATCGTCAAGGCCCGGCAAACCGGGCAATCAATCGAGCTTTCACGCTCGGCTTTTATCCACCGCCTGAGGGCCTACAGCGTCGAGACCCTGCGGGCCATGCTGAGCCGCCGCCAAGGCCGCCCTCAGGGGAGCCAATACGTTTTGGACGTCCAGGCCGAACTGGTCCGCCGGGCCAGACCGGCCTGCATCGTGGACGACGACACCCTCCTGCCATTTTGACCGCCATGGAACCGATCACCACCCTGACCATCCGGGGCAAGCAATACCCCATAACCGCCGCCGACGCCTTCATGGATAACGGGGCCTGCGTGCAATTGATCCTGCGAGGCCCCAGGCTCGGAAGATCGCCCCACCCCGAACTGACCCAAAAGGCCATCCGGGAACTCCGGGCCTTCCGGCAGATCGCCGGAGCGCAGGCAATGGAGCGCCAGCCATGCCCGTTCTGCGGATCCAACGAAACCGGAATAACGCACATCAAAAAACGCATCGTCGTCGTGTGTCTGAATTGCAGCGCCAGCGGCCCGACGCTCGAAGATGAAACCGACAATTGGCGGATGAATGACTGCCGAGTCATCATGCTCTGGAACCACCGGGGCCAGTGGCCATCTTTGCCGAACGCATAAGCTCATGGACGCCGACCCTAAATCTCCACTTCAAGAAGGACGCTCCTCGGCGTTCCATGCAGCGTCTTGTTCGTCTTCTCGGTTCCTCCCAAGGCGTGAACCTGTGGCGATGTCCCGCAAGTGCGGTGCCGTTGGTCCCGGTGGTCCGCAAGTGGTGTCTGCAATCGCTGGAACGAACGCGGAACTCATGGAAAACGTCGCGCGCCTCTGGATCAAGGAT